ATGGACGTATCAAAAATTAACAAACCAAAACCAACACCTGAACCACCAAAGGTAGACTATAGTTATATGAATTTACCACCAAAACCTGAAAATAGTGAATTTGATTGTTTTGGTTGTTCATCATAATAATTAACAATATCCGATGTGTTATCCCGAGCTAGGTCGGGATTTTTTATTTAAACAACTATTTATTATTATGTCTAATATCATACAAGAAGAAATTGAAAAAATAAGAAAAATGATGCTCTCAGAGAACATGGTTCAAGAGGGGGGTGAAAAAAAGTTAAAAGAAACTTTAGACATTTTAAAAAAGAAAAATAAAGTTTTATTATTAAGTTGTTCAAATAGGTATAATTGGGATGATAAAAATATTGATGTCCCTAAATCAAAAATCTTGGCAATGTACTTAAATGAAGAACTTGGGGACAAATCAGTTTTCATGGATGTTTCCGAATTAAAAATATTTCCATGTGAAGGAAACGTATCACGAGAAGACGGTAATAGTTGTGGACTTTTAAAATCTTTACTTAAAGATGATAAAAAAAATCCTTCAGGACACCATAGATGTTGGGCTAGTTTAAATAATAAGACAGATGAACTTTGGAAAATATCTAAAGAACTTTTTGAGTCGGATGCTGTAATATTTTTTAGTTCGGTAAGATGGGGACAAGCTAACATGTTTTATCAAAATTTAATTGAGCGATTAACATGGATTGAAAATAGACATGCAACTTTAGGTGAAAAAAATATAGTTGAAGGTATTGAGACAGGATTTATCTGTGTTGGTCAGAACTGGAATGGTGAAGATATCACTAAAACTCAAATGAAAGTTCACGAGTTCTATGGATTTGAACCTAACAAGAAACTATATTGGAATTGGCAATATACTACTGATGTTTATGACGAAAGCAAATCTTCTTACAAAAAATCCCACAAAAAATTTATTGACGATATGGGATTATGAAATTGGTTATTATAGATACTCACCCAAAGGAAAACCAATAATTGATTGTATAAGTTACTACCCTATTAATGATTTTATAAACGAATACCTACTCAAACAAGAATTTGTAGAATTTGAATATGAAAATGAAACTCCAAAAACTATTGAGGGTAAAATTATTGTTTTGATATAAATTTAATTTTTCAGTATTTATTTGATATGGCTAATGGTGTAACATACGGTATAAATTTTCCTTTTGGTGATTCCTTAACTGGAAAATATCTTAACTTATCTGAAACTCCTAATGACGAGATTAAAAATAATTTAATACACTTATTATTAACTCGAAAAGGTAGTAGATATTTTTTACCTGATTTTGGTACAAGATTATATGAATATATTTTTGAACCATTAGATGGACCAACATTTAATGACATTGAAACTGAGATTAAAGACTCTGTGGAAACATATATACCTAATTTATTGATTACCTCAATAAATGTTACCGCCCTTTCATCGGAAGAGGCTGGACCATACGTTACAACAGAAGGAAATGTTGTAAATACACAATTAAGTACACCGGGATTATCAACTAAAGAATATACGGCTAAAGTAAGAATTGACTATCAAGTAACTAATGATGTTTTCAATTCAAGTAGTTTTGTAATAATTAATATATAAGATGGCAAACAAACAAATATCATATACAACAAGGGACTTTCAAAACATAAGACAAGAGTTAGTAAATTTTGTTAAAGCTTACTATCCTGAGTTAATTCAAAATGTTAATGACGCTGCGGTTTTCTCAGTGTTTTTAGACCTTAATGCTGCAGTTACTGATAATTTACATTATCATATTGATAGAGGTATACAAGAGACTGTATTACAATATGCTCAACAAAGTTCATCAATATATAACATCGCAAGAACATATGGACTTAAAATTCCTGGGCAAAGACCTTCAGTTGCGTTAGTTGATTTTTCAATTATAGTTCCTGTTGATGGGGATAAAGAAGACATTAAATATTGTGGAATATTAAGAAGAGGTTCCCAAGTATATGGAGCTGGACAAGTTTTTGAAACTGCCGGTGACATAGATTTTTCAAAAGAAACAAATAGCGAAGGTTTTAGAAATAGAACTAAAACACCAATTCAAAATACAAATGGTATAACTATTAATTATAGAATCACAAAAAGAGAACCCGTAGTTAATGGTATTACTAAAGTATTTAGAAAAACGATTACAACATCAGAATCTAGACCATTTTTAGAATTGTTTTTACCTGAAAAAAATGTTTTAGGTGTTACAAGTGTGTTATTAAAAGATGGGTTAGACTATAATAATGTTCCATCTGTTGAAGAGTTTTTAGGGTTGAACAATAGATGGTATGAAGTTGACGCTTTAGCGCAAGATAGAATATTTGTCGAAGACCCTACGGGTTCACAAAGTGCCGCTGGTAAAAAAGTTGGTAAGTATCTTCAAACGAGTAATAAATTTATAACTGAATATACTCCACAAGGATTTTTAAAAATGACATTTGGTGGTGGAAGTCAGTCAACGGATGAATTGTTAAGAGAATTTGCTAGAAATGGGACACCTTTGGATTTATCTAAATATTCAAATAATTTATCATTAGGTTCAACAATTACTCCAAACACAACGTTATTTGTTCAATATAGAATTGGAGGTGGATTAGGTACTAATTTAGGTACAAGTATCATCAACCAAATTGGAACTATAAATTTTGCGGTTAATGGTCCAAATCAATCAATTAACAGTTCAGTAATTAATAGTTTATCTTGTACAAATGTTACTGCGGCAATTGGAGGGGCAAATGTACCAACAGTTGAGGAAGTTAGAAATTTGATAGGATTTAATTTTTCGTCTCAAAATAGAGCTGTAACTATTAATGATTATAATTCGGTATTAAGAAAAATGCCATCACAATTTGGCGCACCTGCAAAAGTTGCGATAACTGAGGAAGATAATAAAATTAAGGTTAAAATGTTATCTTTTGATGATGAGGGTAAATTAAGTTCAAATATTTCAAGTAGTTTAAAAACAAATGTATCAAATTATCTATCAAATTATCGAATGATAAATGATTATATTTCAGTTGAAAGTGCTGAAGTAATTGACTTGAAACTTGAAATTAGTGTGGTATTAGATTCAACACAAAATCAAGGAACGGTTGTCACTAATATAGTTAATACTGTTGACACTTTTTTTAGTCCTTTAAATAGGAATATGGGTGAAAATGTTTACATATCAGAATTAAAAAGATTAATACAATCATTAAATGGGGTTTTGTCAATTAATGGAATTAATGTATTTAATTTAGTGGGAGGTCAATACTCTTCAAATCAAACATCACAAGCTTATAGTAATAATACTACAAAGCAAATTAGTTTGATTAATGATACATTATTCGCGACACCATCACAAATCTATCAAATTAGATTTCCTAATAAGGATATTACAGTTAGTACTTTAAATTTAAGTACAGTTAACTTCTCTTAACTTTCGAACATAATTTACTATTTTGAAAATAGTAGCTAAACTATTTATTAAAAAAGTAAAATGCCGAAGTCATATAGAATACGTACACAGTTAGGTATCAATCAAAATATTCCTGTTAAGATACCTATAGTGTTAGAACAAAATTTTGATACATTAGAAATTTTGTCATTGGCTATTCGTCCTGATGATATCTACATTAGAAGTTGTGCGGATTATGGTGTTGTTTGTGGTAGAATATTCTGTAATAATGGGTTTGGTATTCCTAATGCAAGAGTTTCAGTATTTGTCCCAATTGAAGAGATAGATACTCAAAATGATTACATTGCTTCATTATATCCTTATACAAGTTTTGCAGATAGTAATGATGATGGATATAGATATAATCTTTTACCTTATACTCAATCACACTCAGGTCACGTACCTACCGGTACTTTTCCCGAACGTTTAGATGTTTTAACAGATAAACCTCTTATTCAGGTTTATGAAAAATATTACAAGTTTACGGTTAAAACTAATGAATCAGGTGACTATATGATTTTTGGTGTTCCGTTGGGGCAACAAACTTTATTTATGCAAGTTGACCTTTCAGATATTGGTGAGTTTTCATTAACTCCTCAAGATTTAATAAGAATGGGATTGGCAACTGAAGATACTGTTAATGGTTCAAAGTTTAAATCATCAACAAATTACGCTGAGTTACCACAAATTATAACGATTCAAAAAACAGTTCAAATTGAACCATTCTTTGGTGAGTTTGAGATTTGTAATTATAACATTGCGAGAGTTGACTTTGATTTAACTTCTGAAGCAAATGTTAAACTTGAACCTACAGCAGTTTTTATGGGTTCAATAATATCTACAGATGATACACAAAAAGTTGGTAAAAACTTTAAGTTTTTAAATGAACAACAATCGGCATGTAAAGTTAAAAGGACTGCTGGTGAATTATGTACCATGACTACAGGTCCGGGTCAAATAGTCGCTTTGAGACAAACAATCTTTAATGATAAGGATGGTAGACCAATTTTAGAACAAGCTCAATTAGATAATGACGGTAAAGTTATTGACGAAAATGGAGTATGGGTATTAGAAGTACCTATGAACTTGGACTATGTGTACACCGATGAGAATGGTGTTAAAAAAATAAGTAGTGACCCTAAGTTGGGGGTACCAACAAGGGCTAAGTATAGATTTAAAGTTAAGTGGTCTCAATCACCTGCTTTAAGTGACCCAACCAAGAGAGCGTATTTCTTATTACCTAATATTAAAGAAAGAGGTTGGACTGACCCATTTACCGACCCAATATCTTATTCATTTGGTACATTTCAGGTTACTGATACGGGAACTCCATTACCTAATGGAGATTTGGTAACTTTACTTCTTCCAGTTCTTGAAGGTCAAATTATTAGGATTAATACAGTTCAGAATGTTAAAGATTTAACAATTACTGACCCTAACGGCAATCCTTATCTCAGTCAATTATTCAGAGAAGCTGGTGATTACACATTACAATTTTATAGAGAAGACCCTGCCGCTCAATATTTATTTACTTTTTATAATATTCCTTTTGAAAGGTTTATGTTGGAAGGTTCATACGCTTTCAGTTTGGATTGGAATGATTATGCGGTACCTGATGAGGCAATTAATTGTAGGGATACATTTTATGACATGTCGTATAATAAAGTTTATACAACAACTCAGTTTATCGACAGATATCAGGGAAGTAGATTTGCTTGGAATACTCTTGGTGTTAAAAAAATCACTGATACAAGTTGTCAAGGGGATTATAATACATTCCCAACTAATGACGCTTTTTACAGGTTTGATTTTATTTACTTAGTAATCTCATTTTTTTTAAACATATTTAAGTTTCTATCTCTACCTATTTTATTTGTTATACATGTTCTCGCATGGTTAATGACAACAGGTTTACCATTGTTATTTCTTTTCTTAATTGCGTACTTAGGTATACAAGCTGCTCAAGATGCTAGTGCTGCGATTTCCTTTTACTCTAACGTTGTAACTGTTGGTGTTGGTGTTGGTGCGGTTACAGTATTTAACTGGGGAATTCTTGCTCTTGCGATTTTGTACACCATATACGCAGCAATATATATAGGTTTAGCGGTTTTATTGGTAACCCAATTAGATAAGATTAAAGAGATTGGAAATAAATTGAAAAATTTTACTCTACCATTAGTTTTATATACTGATGACGGATGTGAAAGATGTAAGTGTAATTCATCAACATCTATTGATACTGAAATTGATGGTTCATTAGGGGCGGTCCCACAACCACCTGGTGACCCTCAAACATCTTTTTTAATTAATTCAACAGCGACTGTAACATATAATGGAATACCTGCAAATCAAATAAATAATTATGCTCAAGTATTCGGAGGTTCTTTAGACATTAATATAAAAAGATTCCCAATCCAAGAGACTTATTATAATAGTCTTGAAGGAGAATTAACTCTTACGGGTGAATTTTATACAACAACTGTATTACCAACTTCGGAATTATATAACTTATTTAATACCAAATCAAAATATTTTGATAACGTACCTGGTTTTGGTGATGGTTCTGAACTTGGGTGGAATCAAATAAAGGTAAAATGGTTTCCTAATGAAAATCCGGCACCTACTGCTCACCACTTAGATAATATTATGGTTTTAGTCTTAGATAAATCAGCACCTGATTATACATTAGGTCAATTATTATCATTCCAAGACGATGCGTTAAGTGGTGATGCAAATAGAAATGTAACAACTGGTACAACTATTTTTCCGGCGTCAATAAAT